GCTCATTAGTGATAGTATCGAGCGCGAGAATAAAACAATGAAAGGGAGAAAATAATGGCCAATAAAGTCTTAGAAATGGCGATTGCCATTAAAGGTAAACTCGATGGCGGGTTATCTTCCTCCGTATCAAAAGCATCTCAGGAACTCAATAAATTATCTAATGTAATCAAAGATCAACAGGCGCAATATAGAAAACTACAAGCTATATCGCAAAAGACTGGTAATGTTAGCGATAGGAACGCAGCAATTGCAGCTGAGCAAAAGCTGAATTCTATGTTACAACGGCAAGCCCGGTTACGGTCTAATATCGCAAGTCAGACGGCGCATCAAAATGCAATCAGTAAAATGGGTGGTGCAAGTCCTTTAGCAGGTGCTGCATCAGCTGCGCAAGGTGCTAGTGCTGCGGTAAGTGGTATTACAGGAAAGCTTGCAAGTTTCGCTATGGTTGCCGCCGGTGGGTTTGGTATTGGTGCCATTATAGATAATGTAGTAAATGCTGGCGAAGCACTTTATCAATTGTCTAATAAATTACATATGACAACCGCTGAAACGGCACAATTTAAGAAGATTATGACATTAAGTGGTGTTGATGTAGAAGCGGCCGCAAAGTCTTTCGCTAAAATGGATAAGACTTTGGCTGGTGGCGGTAAAAGTGCTGAAGCTTTGCAAGGATATCTCAGTCAATTTGGTGTATCCTTAACCGATGCCAATGGCAAGTTATTGCCTATGAATCAACAGTTGGATGCAATGGCTAAAGGTTACCAAAATGCGGTAGCACAAGGCCGGGGACAAGAATTCATGCTTGAAACGCTAGGTGCAAAAGGCATGGAGCTTACTAAAGTATTTGAGAACTATGCAGATGCACAAGCGGCCGCATCACAAATCAAAGGCGTCGGAATAGATCCTAAATCACTCCATGAAATATGGCTACAAATGAACATCTTGAAAGCGGAAGCTACGCAAGTTGCATTAGGGTTGGCACAAGCCTTTATACCGATTGCTCAGCAAATATTACCGGCACTAATACCGGTATTGCAAGCTGTTGTAACCTTCATGAAGGATAATAAGGAAGCTATTGCCGCCGTAGTCACTAATGGATTGAAATTAGCCTTACTGTATGGTACGGCTACAAAACTAGCATCAGGTATTACTACAATTACCACGGCATTTAAAGGTGTAGAAACGGCAACGGGTGCATTTAAAGCAGCGGGTGCATTAATAGGTGGTCCATGGGTAATCGCTATCATGGCGATTATTGCGGTGATATACCTATTAGTAACTAATTGGGATACTATCTGTGCCACGTTAACATCTGTTTGGGATAGTGTATGTTCTGGATTGAGTTCAATATGGGATAGCGTATGTTCTGCTTTAAGTTCCGCATGGAGCGCCATTATATCCGGTATTATGGCTGTAATTAATGGGTTCTTATCATTAGGCCTTAGCGCATTTAATGCATTGAAAGCGGCAATAATTGCTTATGTAAATCTATGGTTAAACCTACCAACATATATTGGTATGGCCGTAGGATTCATAATAGGCATTATTTTGCGATTACCAGAGATAGCGGTACAAGTTGGTACTGCTGTTATATCTGCCGTCGTATCATTTGCCACAGAATGTTATAACTTCGCAGTTACTACATTTAGTGCTATGGTCGATGATATTTATAACTTCTTAATCAATTTGCCTATGTATATGATCACTTTGGGCGCTGAATTCGTGGCGGCGGTTATTTCGTTTGCCTCTGAAGCATATGCTACGGCCACATCATGGATTAGTAGTTTGGTTAACGATGTTATTAATTTCATCATGAATTTACCTAGTGCATGTGCTGATGCGGGAGCCAGTTTCGTAGCTGCCGCAGGCCAATGGGCAAGTGATGCCTATAATGCGGTATTAGACTGGATTAAACAAATTCCTAGTGCTGTATCTAATGCAATTTCAGGCGCATGGGATAGCATTAAGGCTCAATTTAGTGGTGGCTTTACAGTAGGTGTTTCTGCAGCTGGAGAGGTTGGTAAGAGAGCTAACGGCGGTGTTATTACATCCCCAGAATTATCATGGATAGGTGAAGCTGGTTATCCAGAAGTTGTAGTCCCTATTGATGGTAGTGCTAATGCGATGAACCTATGGCAAACGGCCGGACGAATGTTAGGTGTGGGTGGTGCGCAGTCAGCTGTAGTGCCTACTGTATCATTAGCACCTAGCGTGCCTGTTGTATCCTCATCTAGTAATAGTGGGGCACCTGTACAGATTACATTTGCACCAGTTATAAATGCTGGTAATGGTTCAACTGATGATATTATGTCGGCATTGGATGCTAAAATGCGAGAATTTGAACAAATGATGCGTAGCTATACCGCCGGACAACGGAGGTTGAGTTATGACTAGTTATACAACAATACAAGGGGATATGTGGGATTTAATCGCTTATAAGGTGTATGGCAACGAACGATACATTAATCTATTGTTAGAAGCAAACCAAAAACATCGTAATACGGCGATATTTTCCGCTGGTGTTGTGTTAACATGCCCAGATGTTCCTGCTGATTCCTTGCCTGAATTCTTACCACCATGGAGGCGATAGTATATGAGCTTACAAAAGAGCCTAGCTAAGGTCCAGAAATGGAAGAAAGATTTAACGCCACAAACGAAGTTAGCACGGCGGGCATGGTGTACGATTGGTTACCCACATTGGGGGAGTAAGGAGTCAAAGGACATCACCGACGATATTAGTAAATACCTTCTTGATGTAACTTTCACAGATAACCTTTCAGGAACTGTAGATGACGTGGCTATCTCACTAGAAGATAGGGGCCGTCTATGGGTCGGCGATTGGTACCCTGTGAAAGGGTCATTACTAGAAGTGGCAATTAATACCGTAGCATGGGAGAAATTAGGGGATGAACAATTTACGTTGCCAATCGGCAAATTTGAAATTGATGAATTCGAGGGCAGTAGCCTTCCTGATGTAGTTAAAATCAAAGGTGTCGCTATTATCGGTAGTACTGACTTGCGGGAGAAAAAGAAAGACAAATCGTGGAAAACTACAACGCTTAAAGCGATTGCTACCGAGAAAGCAAAAGATAATAAATTAAAGCTAGTATGGGATGCGGATTTTGACCCACCGTTAAAAGATGCATCACAAAGTGCTGAATCAGACCTCGCATTCTTGCAGAAACTATGCAATGATGCGGGGTTTTCTCTTAAGGTATCCACTGAACAGTTGATTATATTCGATGATTACAAATACGAAAACGTGAAGCCTAAAGTTATAATTCGTAGACCAGGTGGCCAATATCAACCTGTACAGACGAAGGAAGGCGAGCAACCGCCTTTGATTATTACTAGAGCCTTATCTTATTCGTACAAAAGTAAAACTCGTGAAGTATATCGAGCATGCCATGTGAAATATACAGATAAGGATAAGAAATCCGTTATCGAGGATACATTCGAAGATCCTGACCGTAAGGGTCACACGTACCTTGCTGTATTAGAGGTTAATGAACAGGTTAAAGATAAGGCTGAGGCAAAGAGATTGGCTAAAAAGAAGCTAAGAGAAGCCAATAAAGAAGCCGATACAATGTCTTTTAGTTTTCCTGGCAATCCTCTTATTATGGCATCGGTTACGGTTAATCTCGAAGGATTTGGGGTGTTCGATGGTAATTATTTAATTACTAAAGCAACGCATACATTAGGGGCCAATTATTCAACGTCGATTGATGTAAGGAGGTGTTTAAATGGCTACTGACATATTATCCACATTAGTGGATATGATATTTATTGGAAATGTTTCAAGTACAATTCCTGAAGAAGGTAAAGCCGTTGTTACACGCCTAGATAGAGAAGGTGTTGTAACAGCGCCATTATCTGTCATTAATCGAGGTGCAGCACATGATAAGGACTATTGGATGCCGGCTATTGATGACCAGGTATTGTGCATTATGTTGCCTAATCGGTCCGGACGTGGGTTTTCCGATGGATTCATTATTGGCACATTCTTTAGTAGTGCGGATCCGACTCCAGGCGGTGCGGATAATGGTAAACGTGTGCTTACTGTTCCTGGAGATATGACTCTTAATGTTGGAGGTACTTTATCAATTAATTCAAGCGGTGGGGATGTAGTGGTCAATGGTATTTCCTTAGTTCATCATGTGCATGGCGGTGTAGTGTCTGGTGGTTCTACAACATCAGGACCAGAATAGGAGGTATAGATGTATATCGGTTATTTGGCGGATATAGTATTTTATACCGCATTAGATAATGTTCTTACTGTATCGGATGTAACGCGTTCAGGTAGTGCTCGATGGGAAAAGCACAATTTGATGTTAGAAAAGCCTGTCAAACAATTTAGCGGACCTGATGTGGAACAAATTACATGTAAGATTCTTATTTCTGCATCACTTGGACAATCTCCAGATAGTACTGTTAAGAAATTGCGAAATTATCGCGATACGGGGGCTGTATTACCGTTTATTATCGGTGGTAAACCTGTTAGTCAAAACTACTTTGTCATTATGTCTATGAGCGAGGATAGCTTATTCACGGATGCATACGGTAAGACTCAATCTATTGAGGTTTCTCTAACTCTTGAGGAATATTCGGATAATAATACAGTAGAAGAAAAGTCCATGCTAAATCAATATGGTCAGAAGTTCAATAAAGTTAATACGATATTGAGGAGGTTCTAGCCATGTCAGCAACGTATGAAATTAAACCAGTAACTGACAATAGGATATCGCTAGCACCTGAAAGTGAAGTCGCTGAGATTTTGCAGAATGTGCAAACGATTATTTCTACTGTTCGTGGTAGCGTGCCACTAGATAGGGAGTTTGGTATTGATGGTCGCATTATTGATATGCCTATCCATCAGGCGCAAGCTCATCTATCTAACGACATATTCCAACAAATTAAACGGTATGAACCACGTGCCAAAATTAGTGATATATCATTTACCGCCACACAAAATGGGGCGTTGATTCCGAAAGTGATGGTGACTGTATGAGATTATCTGATTTACCTAATGTTGAGTTTTTTAACACAGATAAAGAACACGTTCAACAGAAGGTATTTGATATTTACACAACAATAACAGGGCGAACCTTGGGAGAGGGCGATCCTGTTACTTTATTTTTAAATGTAATTTCGGAAATTATTATCCGATTATTGAACGATGCAAATTATGCAGCTAAACAAAATCTATTAGCCTATGCAGAAGGCGATAACTTGGACCATGTTGGAGCTGTTCCTGCTGCTGTTGAGCGATTAAAGGCAACGAAAGCGACTACAACAATTCAAGCAACATTGTCAGCAGTGCGCACGAACTCTGTCATTATTCCAAAGTGGACTAGAATATCAACTGGAAGTGGCGAATATTTTGCTACTGTTGAGGATTTGGTTATTCTACCAGGTCAACTTAATGGATCCGTAAAAGCAGAAGCACAAATTGCCGGGGCGCGAGGCAATGGGTTTAAGCCGGGCGAGATAAGTACAATTATTGATCCTATAGCTTATGTGGATACGATGCGTAATATAACTCTATCTGAAGGTGGTTCTGATACAGAGGACGACGAATCGTATCGCGAACGTATTCATGAGGCTCCAGAATCGTTCTCTGTGGCAGGCCCTGAAGGGGCGTATGAGTATTTTACAAAGTCCGCGTCGCACCTTGTGGCAGATGTAGGCGTATCTTCTCCACGTCCAGGTGAGGTTAATATTTATCCCTTATTAGCAGGAGGAGGACTTCCTGGGCAAGAATTGCTCACGACTATTACGGATTATTTATCTGATAAGAAACGTAGGCCTCTGACTGATAAGCTAACTGTATTAGCACCTACTACTACGCAATATAACATCGACGCTAAGTATTACATTGAAAAAGGCGCCGATGCAACGGTGGTAAAAGCTAAGGCAGATAAAGCAGTTAATGACTATGTTATATGGCAAAAGTCAAAATTGGGCCGTGATATAGTACCCAGTCGATTGGTTCAAATGCTCATGGATGTATCCGGAATTAAACGCGTTGAAGTAACGGCACCTATATTTACCCCGATTGCAGAACAAAGCGGCGTGGCAGTAGCCAATACAATCGCTGTAGCGCTCGCAGGAAGTGAGGAAGAATGATACTTGATAGCAAGTATACTAGTGCGGAGCATCTTCCGTCCTCAATCGATAGGGAACCAGTTAAGTCCCTTGCTAAAACGTGGGATGATATGCTGGCCGAATTTATGAATATGAATACTCTGCTATTATGGTCGTCTATTGATACTGAACCAGAGAGTGTAATTGATCATTTAGCGTATCAATTACACGTGGATGACTATGATAGTGGGTTACCGATAGAGACTAAACGTGAAATGGTGAAGAACTCAATTGATATTCACCGTCACAAGGGTACACCGTATGCTGTTGAAAGGGCTGTACAGACCATATATTCTGATACAAAAATCGAAGAATGGTTCGAATACGGCGGGAAGCCGTACTATTTTAAGGTTACGCTAATTACGGCCCCCTTAAAAGGCAAAGCAGATATAGATAGGCTTGTACGCGCTATTAATGCTGCTAAGAATGTACGGGCCTGGTTAGGTGGCGTTGGATTTATTTG